CTGATCAATATCGGCTTCTATCGTGACATCGAGATCAGCGATGTGCTGTCGTCTGCGTCAGAGACGCAGGAAAAGATCGATGACCTTAAGGGTGAATCGAAGCCGTTCGAGCTCGATGAGACAAATGAGCTTCTCGAGATGTATGTTGACCTGGACCTTCCGGGCTACGAGCATGAGAAGGACGGAAAGAAGACCGGGATCAAGCTCCCGTATATTGTGACCATTGATCGCGAGTCAGAGAACATCCTGGCGATCTATCGCAACTATGATGAGGACAAGCCGTTCATCAAGAAGCGCACATACTTCTCCCAGTACAAGTTCGCTCCAGGCTTTGGTCCTTACGGCACAGGATTGATCCACATCATGGGCGGCGTCTCGGACGCTGCCACGTCTATTCTTCGTCAGCTTGTTGATGCCGGCACGATGAATAACGTGCCTTCGGGGTTTAAGTCCCGCAATCTCCGCATAAAAGGCGATGATGGTCCGCTCCGCCCGGGTGAGCTTCGAGACATTGATCTTCCACCGGGTATGCTCAGCAAGTCGATTGAGTGGGTGCCAACGAAAGAACCGAGCATGGTTCTCGCGACCCTGCTTGGCACGCTAGTCGAAGAAGGTCGCCGCATCGGCTCACTGTCCGATATGAAGGTTGGCGATGCTGGCGGTGCAAATGCGCCTGTTGGAACCACCTTGGCGCTCATCGAGCGTCACACGCGCGTTATCTCAGCTGTCGGCGTTCGCAACTACATCTCAATGGATCATGAACTTCGCATGGCGAAGGACATTATCGCGAACGAGATGGGCGATAAGTATGAGTACAATACAGAAGATGGCCCTCATAATCGTAAGGAAGACTTCTCGGCCACAAACATAGTGCCAACGGCCGATCCGTCAGGATCGACCATGAGCCAGCGCATCATGCGTTTGACAGCGGTTGAGACGCTCGCGTCGAAGCAGCCGCAACACTACGACATGGCGTTTCTTCACCGCATGATCGTGGAGACAATGGAGCTTCCGAGCGCAGCAAAGATCGTTCCGATCCAGGATGAGTTCATCCCGACAGACCCAATTTCAGAAAACATGAATCTCTTGATGATGCGCCCGGTGAAGGCGCATCTGATCCAAGATCACGAGTCTCACATTCGCGTCCACATGGCCGCGATGCAGGACCCGCTGATGCAACAGATCATTGGGCAGAACCCAAACGCCGCGGCAATCCAAGCCGCGGCTATGGCCCACATCACCGAACACACGGCTATGGCCTATCGGTCTAAGATCGAGAAGGAAGCCGGCATCACGCTTCCGCCACCGAACCAACCGCTCGATCCTATGGCTGAAGCTGCCCTGTCCCGCGTCGCCGCGGAAGCGGCCGACCGCGTTCTTCAGCGCAACACAGCTGAAGCACAAGCTCAAGCCAACGCTCAAGCTGCTCAGGACCCGATGGTTATGCTCCGCCAGAAGGAGCTCGAGATCAAACAGATGGATTCCCAGATCAAGTTGATGGGCATCCAGATTAAGGGCGCCACTGACGCTGAGAAGACGAAAATTCTGGCTCGCAAGGAAGAGCTCGAAGGACGCATTTCTCTCGCTGAACTTACCCTACAGGGTATTGAATTGGCCATCAAGGCCAAGCAGGCCGAAGCCGACACCGGTCTCACCGAGCGAACCAGCGCCGCTCAACAGGCGCTAGAGGCTCTCAAGGTTGGCATAACAACTATGAACGCAAACGAGGACAGGGATGAACGCAGAGAGAGTGCTAAGGAAACTGCTCGAGCTAAAGGAAGTTCTTCAGGAGGAACATAAGCGCAGCTTATTGTCAGACCCTTCAATGACTATTGAGGCTGTCAGGTATTCACAAGGTTATCTAAACGCATTAGATCGTATTGATCAAGAAATCGATATGCTCGCCAAAGAAGAGCAAAAGGACGATATTGAAGATGAGCAGTAATTACATGCTTCCCAGCCGGGAAGACTTTATCAAAGCTGTTGAAGAAGTAACAAAGCGAGAAGACTTCTCCTTAAAGCCTCAGGGCTGGAAAGTCTTGGTTGCTATGCCGGATTACGCGAAGACCACCAAAGGTGGCATCGCTCTCCCAGACGAATACGTCCAACGCGAAGAGATGGCCAGCCCGGTTGGGTACGTGGTCGCTCTTGGTGATTCCTGCTACGCCGATCAGGCGCGGTTCCCCAATGGGCCGTATTGCAAGGAAGGTGACTTCATCATCATGCGTCCATACTCGGGAACGCGCGTGGTGCTCCATGACAAGGAATTCCGCTTCATCAACGATGATACGGTTGAAGGTGTCGTCCAAGACCCGAGCAATATCAAGAGGATTGCATAATGAGTGCCGAGAGACTCGAAGACGAGAATGAAGACGAGTTCGAGATTGAGATCGAGGACGATACTCCTGAAGAGGATCGCGGTCGGTCTAAGGCTTCTGATGATGAGCCAGAAGACGATGAGATCGAGGACGAGGAGCTTAAGAATTATTCCGCTGGCGCAGCCAAGCGGATCAAGACGCTAACTCGTCAAAAACACGAACAACGTCGCCGGGCTGATGAAAAGGACCGGATGCTCAACGAGGCTCTTAGCCTTGTGCAAAAGCAGCGAGCCCAACTTCAAGGGGCCGCCAGTTCTGTTGTCGGCGCCAATAAGGAGAAGCTGGAGTCTGAGCTTGTCGATCTGAAAAAGCAGGTTGCCGCGGCGGTCGAGACTGGCGATGGCGAGAAGGTCGCAGACCTTCAAGACAAGATCGCTGACACGCGCAGTAAGCTCAACAACACCCTCCACGCCGAAAGGCAGATTAAAGAACAAACCGAGAACAATCCCGGTGGCGGAGGCGGCGCCGACCAGAACGATCCCAATGATCGTTCGAAGTGGCCGAAGACCCGCAAGGCCTGGGCTGATGCAAATAAGGACTGGTTCCACCAGGACGAGGAGATGACAGGCTATGTCTATGGTCTCCACCAAAAACTCATCAAGAATGGCGTAGTGCCTGATTCTGAAGAGTATTATCAGAAGATCGACAAAAAGATGAAGACTGTCTTCGCTGATTACTTCGAGGGTCGAGCCGAAGACGATGAGGACGAAGACGACGAAGAGGAGGAAACTCCTCGCCGGCCGCAGCGAGCGGAATCGCGCGCTGCTCCGATCAATGGCTCCAACAGTGGCGGTGGAGGAGGCAAGGGCGGCAAGAAAATCTACAAGATCACCGCAAGAGAAAAGGCTATTGCCGATAGACTTGGCATCAGCCCGAAGCAGTATTTGGAAGAAAAGCACGCCCTGGGGAAGAAGTAAATGACCAAGCGAGACCTTACTGACGACAAAGTAGACGAGCCGATTGTTGGCGATCAGATGAAAAAGATCGCAGAAGCTCTTGAAAAGAGCAAGCAACAAGCACTACGTCAAGATCAACCTTCTGATCGGGCATCGGCTGCTAGAGCGCCGCGGCAAAATCGGGAGGCGGAAACACGCGAAGCCGACGCTACTCCGCTGACTTGGAGGCCGGCTGATGTGCTACCTGACCCGCCGCAAAAAGATGGCTGGGTCCACCGCTGGGTTCGTGGCTCTTCCAGAGGCGAACTTGATAGCGTGAACATGGCGAGGGCCGTGCGAGAGGGTTGGCAGCCGGTTTCGGCTGAGGATTACCCCGAAATTTCCATGCAGATGTTCAACAAGGGTGAATCCATCGGAACGATTGAGTTCGGTGGTCTGATCCTTTGCAGGATGCCGGTGGAGCTCGCTAAGGCTCGTGACAAATACTACAAAGATTTGTCGCTAAACCAAATCAATTCGATCAATGCCCGTCTTCGTGAAGAGCAAGAAAGCGATGGCAGGGTCAAGTATGAAAATGAAAGTCGAAGCAGAGTCAACGCCCTGCCGCCCCGCTAACGGGTAGTCAGGTTCGGAGAACAAAATGGCAACTAGTCTTAAGCCGTATGGACTGAAGCCCGCTTACCGTCTTGGTAACGGTGCTCCGAGCGTCCTCGGTTTCACGCTGATGAAGATGTACGCTGGGGAAACCTATGCTATCTTCAACGGCGACCCGGTTAAACTGATTGCGTCCTCAACGGGCCGCGGTCATATCCAGACGCTCAACACCACGCTGACGGCCACGACCGTCACGTCCAGCGGCACGCCGATTGGCGTATTTGGCGGTTGCCAGTACACTGACCCGACGAGCAAAAAGTGGCTCCAACGTCATTTCTATCCTGGCGCCATTACGTCGCCGGCAGACGATGCATACGCATTCGTCTATGACGATCCGGACCTTGTATATCGCGTTATCGCGGATGAGGCTGTCCCAGCTACGGCTCTTGGCTGCAACGCAGCCCTGATCCAAACCGCGGTGGGTAGCACGGCAACCGGCAATTCGGGCCTCACGCTCGACGGTTCGTCTATTGCGAACACTGCAACCCTTCCGCTCCGTATCGTTGGCTTCGTCAACGACCCGCTGAGCTCTGTGGGTGACACCTATACCGAATGCTACGTGCGACTGAACACGCACTTCCATCGCCAGACCACTGGCGTTGCGGCCTCGTAAGGAGAAGCTATAATGGCTGGTGCAATTTCACGCGCACAGATGCTCCGAGAACTCGAACCGGGCTTGAACGCCCTGTTCGGTCTCGAGTACAAGCGCTATCCTGAGCAGCATAAGCTGGTCTACGATACCTACAACTCTGATCGCAGCTTTGAAGAAGAGCTCCGCGTGACGGGCCTGGGTCTCGCTCAGACCACGAATGAAGGCGGCGGGGTTCCGTGGGACTCGATGCAAGAAAGTTACGTGGCTCGTTGGAACCACGAAACAATCAAGCTCGGCTTCCAGATCACCGAAGAAGCGATGGAGGACAACCTCTATCAATCGCTCTCTGAACGTGGCACGAAGGCGCTCGCGCGCTCCTTCGCGGAAACGAAGCAGATCAAGGCGATGGTTCCTCTGAACCTCGGCTTTGGCACGTACAAGACTGGCGACGATGTTTATGCCTTTTCCACCAGCCATACGCTGGTGAATGGTGGCACGAACGCCAACCGTCCGAACTCTGGTGCTGACTTGAACGAGACCTCGCTGGAAGCAGCGATTATCGCGATGGCAGCCTGGACTGACGACCGTGGCCTTCTGGTCAACGCCCGTCCGCAACGCCTGATCATCCCGGCCGCGCTTGAGTTCACAGCAGAACGTATTCTGAAAACTGAGCAACGTCCAAGCTCGATGGATAACGACCTGAACGCGATCAAGTCAACGGGCCGTATCCCGGGTGGCTACGCTGTCATCAACTATCTGACGGACACGAACGCTTGGTTCCTCAAGACGGACGTGACCAACGGTTACAAGATGTTCCAGCGCGTCGCGATGAAGAAGGGCATGGAAGGCGACTTCGACACCGGCAACGTGAAGTACAAGGCTCGGGAACGCTACAGCTTCGGCGTAGGCGACCCGCTTGGCTTCTACGGCTCGCCCGGCGCCTCGTAAGAAACTTCTGAGGGGTCCTTCGGGACCCCTCTTTTCCCTGAGGAATTCGCATGTCCACAACTAGTAGTATTATCACCGCCGCTGGCTTTGTTGGCGACCTGACGGGGAACGTCACTGGTAACGTGACGGGCAACGTGACGGGCAACGTGACAGCTGGTCACTCTGACCTTGCTGAGACTGGCGTCATCACTGGCACGGTTGCCGATGGCGTCGTTGCTGGTATCTCGCTAACTCCGACCTACAGCGCCGCTACGGCGCAGACGGTCACGCGCCACAACTACATCAAGTGCATTTCACCAACGCTAGCAGGCGCAGGCCCAGCTGCCGTTACCGATGCCGCGTTTGCATGGTTTAACGCTGCTGCCGGCACTCACAAGGCTGTCGATGGCGCGACGACCAAGACGACTCCTGGTGGTGTCGATGCCTGGGTGAAGTTCAATGTGAACGGCACGATCCTCTACGCCCCGCTCTATACGTCCAAGACCGCTTAACGGGAGACGACAATGCGTCCCGTTACACTGACGACAACTGATGCTTCGGGCGGCGCTACAACTAGCGCCGTCCATCGACCTGACACGTCTGTCACGCCGTTCAATGTCAGTATTGTTGTTGACGTTACTGGCACGGTGAACGTTGACATTGAGCATACGCTTGATGACCCGGATAGCGCTTCTGCACTCTGGCTTGATCACCCTACGTTGGTTGCGAAGACCGCTGACTCGGATGGGAATTACTCATTCCCAGTTCGCGGCATTCGCGGAAAGCAGAATAGTGGAAGTGGTTCATGTCGGATTGTTCTGATCCAGGCGGGCTAAAGCGATGTCTTTATCTCGTGGAGTTGGGCTCGGTAGTCTAGGGCTAAGCAACAGTTTACCAAATCTTGGCGGCCCTGGAACCGAAGATGGTTCCGATCCGACAACGAGGTTTGCCCCGGGGGCAAACTCTGCTTGGGATTTCATCAACAACTACGCTCGCTTCAAAGACGTTTACTACGGCCCGCTTGCCAATACGCCCGGCTGGTCTTTCACTCGCGCTTCGACTGGCTACGCTCAAACGGCGGCGGGTGTTCTTGTACCGTTTGCATCAGGCGAACTCCGCAGAACAGATAAGGGCGTGCTTATAGAAGGAGCAGGGACGAACCTGTGCTTGCAGAGCCAGACGTTTGGGACGACGTGGGTTACAACGGCAAACAACACAAGCGTAGGAACTGACGCCGCCGTTGCACCGGATGGAACGACGACAGCGGATAAGCTGTCTGCGATTAACGGGTCGGCGCAGCACTATGCGGCGCAGAGCATTTCCTACACGAGCGGCCAAGCCTATACGGTATCGGTGTACGCAAAAGCGGGCGAACTCGCTGCCGTACAGTTGACGTTTGGGTCGGGCGCGTTTTCGACACTGCCGTATTGTAATTTCAATGTTTCAACAGGCGTTGCGGGAACACCGTCAAATTGCACGGCGACGGTGGTGGCGCTGGGCGGCGGATGGTATCGGTGCAGCATCACGGCGACGGCTAACGCGACGGCTTCGGCTAATGGCGTAATCAGTCTTGCTCGGGACAATACCGAGACAAGGCTGCCTAGCTTTTCCAGCGACAATAACGGCGTTTACCTCTGGGGCGCGCAGGTAGAAGCCGCATCTTACGCCTCAAGCTACATTCCAACTACAACAGGCTCAGCAACAAGAGCAGTAGACTCTCTCACTGTTACGGGGGTGAGCGGGCTCACGACACACAGTGTCTTCGCTGAGTGGGAAGTTGTTGTGTTGGGGGCATCGGCGACAGATCAGCGGGCGCTTGCTATCAACGATGGGACAACATCGAACAGAACCCTTGTGTGGGCCAGCAACGGCGTCCCAGGAATGCAAGTGAAGGCAGCGTCTTCTTTCTCTGCGTCAATCAACATCGGCAGCGCATTTGCGGTTGGGGACCGGATCAGGGTTGCCGGTCGAATTGCCGAAAACGATATGCAAGCCGCGCGGAACGGCACACTCGGAACCGCAGATACAAGTGCAGCGCTCCCTACGGGACTTTCCCAGATTGAGTTCAACAATGGTGGGGTTCCCACCTTCGGCTATCTCCGCCGCGCTGCTCTATGGACCCGCGCTCTAAGCGATAGCGAACTAACTGCAGTGACAAGCGCATGATTTTTGACATCGTTCAAACGCTTCTGCTTTGCGTCATAGCGTACCAGTTGCGCGTCATTTCGCGCAATCAGACGACGCGGCCAAAGGGCCAACGCGATGACCACTGACGCGCTCATCAGTTTCCCAACCGAAGCAGACGCGCTTGCTTCTCCCGATATGGCCCGCTGGGTAAATGCCGGCAAGCGGTGACAACGTGACCAAGGGCCAACGCGCGCTCATTGGCTGGACAACGGCTCTGTTGCTTGGCGCAGCAATCTGGCTTGCGCTCTATGCCGTGGCCTTCGCTCAACGTGCGCCGATAGCCTATCGCGGCCCGGTTCAGATCACGGTCCAGTTCGCAAGCACAGAGAACGTCGAAAACCTCTGCGGCATGATTACAGGTGGACGGCTTCGTAACGTCGAAGCCTGCGCCAATGAGCAGGTTATGATCTTGCCTGATCCTTGCACGTATCCGGGGCGGTACGCCGAGGTGGTGTGCCATGAGCTTGGCCATGTAAATGGTTGGGGTCCGGACCACCCTCGGGGTTGACGGGACATGCTCAATCCTCTATTGGTTAAACTCTTTTTGGAGATTATCATGAAACTCTCTTCCATCGTTCCAGGCCTCCTCCGTCGCACTGATCCCTCGCTTTCAGTGCCAATCCTTTCAGACTTCAATCTGAACATTAAGGCCAGCCCATTCGATGCGATGGAGGCTCATCTCGCTGAGCTTATTGCTGTCGAAACTCAGGCTAGAGCCGCCCATGAGGCGGCTGTTCAGGCCTTGAATGAGCATGCTGCCAAGCTCAAGTTGACCCTTGAGACTCACCTCTCGAGCATAAACGCTCTATATACCAGAGTACCTCAGGTAAACACAGAGAAAACCTAATGAAGATCAACAAGCTTTTCGCGTTCTGCGCGTTCGCAGTAACAGCGCTTATCGCCGGCCCGGCCTTCGCCGCGGCGGTTCAATCGAACGAAGTCCAGATTATCCCGCCTGAATACTTCCAGGCCGGCTTCCTGGGCGCTGTCGCGTCAGCCGTAGCTGCCGCTGTCTGGGCGCTCGTTGAACGCTTCCTCGGCCCCCTGGCGCCGCTGGCGAAGATTGCCCGCGTCGATCAGCTGTTCGGCAAGTACATCCAAGGTGGCCTGATGAAGCTGGCTGCCGAGTATCCGCAGCTTGCTCAGAAGGGCCTGACTGTCAGCGTTGGTAATGCTTTCGTGGCCTCTATCGCTAATGACCTTCTCAAGGTCATTCCAGGCTGGATGCTTCGCTTTGTCGGCGGCAAAGATGCCGTTATCGATAAGGTCCGCAATCGGTTGCCGGAAGTCCTTCGCGATTTGAAGCTCCCACCGATCCCGATTCCGGGTTAATCCAATGGGCGACATTTCCCGCTGCCGCGGTAAGGCCCAGGTAAAGAAGATGTCTACGGGCGGGTCTGTAAGGGCTCGCCCAAAGGCACGTAAGATGGCTGTCGGTGGCCAAGTCCAGGCTATGGCTCCTCAGATGCCTATGCCCCAAGTGCTGCCGGGTCAAGGTCCTGTGGCAGGCCCTAGCCCCATTGCCGGTCCTCCGGCTATGGCTCGTCCGATGAATCGCTTCTCAAAAGGCGGTAAGGTTAAGGGTGGCTGCTAATGGCCGACATCTCTCGTTACAAAGGCGGCGCTGCTCGTAATCAGCAGCGAGCCAAGCCTCGCCAAGCTCCAAGAACACTGAACCAAGTCGCGGCCCCTCGCTACGACGATACGGTGATCAGCGAGCGGCGAGCCACTGCACAAGAAGGTAATGATCGCACTCGTTACACGCCGGAACAAAACGCGAACGATGGCGAGGTCTTTGACCTCCGTACTGGCTCGTTCACAGAAGAAATCCCCATCAGAGCTCCAGAAGAGGGCCGCAGCCGCCTTACCGTTCCGCGTCCGCGCGCGAATGTTAGAGGTAATGAGGTCGAACTCGACGGGGACCGAGTCCGAGTAACTCGCCGCTTTGCGAAGGGTGGCCAGATCAGGACTCAGACTGGCGACTTCGTGGAGATGAATCCAAACGGTCCCAAGCGTCGTGTATCGGCCGCTGAGGTGAACGCACAGATTCGTGGCACGCAACCTCCTCCGCGCCGGACTAGGGGCCGCAGAGGCGGTTAATGGCCACTATTGAAGACTTTCCCAGCGATGATGCATTGCTCTGGTATCTTGCCGGTGTGTTTGACGGCGAAGGTTGCGTAACTGCGAGCATCTCGACTTGGCATGAGGGTCACGCAGAATGACGACCAGTGGAACCACGGCATTCTCCCCGGATATTGCTGTTCTCATCGAGGAAGCTTTCGACCTAGCCGGGTACGAAGGCCGCTCCGGTTATGAGTATCGAACCGCTGCGCGTTCGATGAACTTCCTGATGGCTGAGTGGTCGAATATCGGCCTTAACCTTTGGGCCATTGATCAGGACAGTATTGCACTCGTTGCCGGTCAGCAACAGTACGACCTTCCTCTCGACACGGTTGATGTGATCGATCAGTGTATCCGGATCAGCGACACAGACTATCGCATTACCCGGGTTGGCGTTGGAACTTGGGCTTCTATCTCGAACAAGTCACAAGAGAACAATCGTCCTAATCAGGTTTACATAGAGCGGCTCATCGAGCCGGTTGTCAACGTCTGGCCCATTCCAGATAACGACAACTGCTCGCTGGTGTATTGGCGTCTGAGGCGTCTGGAAGACGCCGGCACGCCCGACAAGACGCCCGATGTCCCCTATCGTTTCCTTCCGGCGCTCTCTGCGGGGCTTGCCTGGAAACTCGCTATGAAGCGTCGTGAGATTGATTTCAATCGAGTGCAGATGCTCAAGGGCGCCTACGAAGAACAGCTTGGCATGGCCATGGCTGAAGATCGTGGTCGCGAGTCGTTTTTTATCTACCCGAGTAGGAAGTGACCCAATGGGACTCTACCTTAATGGGAAGAAAATCCCAGGCATTTGCGAGCGTTGCGGTCGCCGGGTAGCCCTGGCTAACCTAAACCCCGAAACGGAGCGCGGCCGCAGCAAAAACAATGCTGTGTGTTCCGAATGTTTTGACCCTGACCACCCCCAGAACTGGGTTGGCTCTCGAGCCGTGGCAGACAAGCAGAGCGTGCCAGATGCCCAACCAGAGCCAGATAGGCTGGCTGCAAACAGCCTTTTCGGCTTCGATCCAGTTGGGGCTCCAGGAAACGCTATTACCTTGAGCGGTGGAATTGTGGGGATTGCGTAATGTTCTTTGCTGTGATCGTGCTGATGATCTTGGGTATCGATGGCGTTCCGTATCCTACGGAACTGCATTCCGCTCCCCGTTATGAAACTCGCGCTGAGTGCATGGAGAAGGCGACTGAGGTTGTTCAGGAAGCTCTTCCCATGAACCAGTATGTCGCCGGCTACTCGGTCCAATGCGTTAGGCTGCCTCAAGTATGAATTACACTGAGCTAGTCACCGAGCTTCAAGACAGTTGTGAGTACGAAGAAGCAGACTTCGTTGCTGCTATCCCGAACTTCTTCCAGAGGGCGGAGGAGCGCATCCTTCGTGATGTCGATCTGCCGGCTTTCCGGCAGACTGATCAGACTAGCACACAAGCCAACAACAAGTTTCTCTCGACGCCAGAAGGATACCTTTACCCGCACTACCTGATGGTGAATGGCCGGATGCTCCTGAATAAGGAGGTCGATTGGGTCGCTGAGTGTTATCCGCCAGGGACCGCTGCCGCGGCTCCGATCTATTACGCCATCTGGGATGAGGACTCTCTTGTGATGGGTCCGACGCCCAACGCCATCTACGATGTTGAGCTTCGTTACACGAGGCTCCCTGAGAGTGTAGTGACTGCCTCTGAGACGTGGCTTAGCATCAACGCTCACAGAGCGTTGCTTTATGCTGCCTTAGTGGAAGCATCGATCTTTATGCGTCAGGATGACTCGGTTATCCTTGCTTATGAAAACAGCTATCAGGACGCGCTCAAAGGGCTGACCATCTTCGGTGAACTCCGCATGAAGAAGGACAGCTATAAAGAACGAGACGCTCGACCCGGCTCTAAGGGCGACTAATGCCCGATCAAAAAATAAGTCAGATGGACCCAGCGGCAGCGCTAACTGGCGCTGAGCTTGTCCCTGCCGTTCAAAGCGGCGGCAATGTCCGAACGACCACACAGGACATTGCTAATCTTGTCTCGCTAAGCTCACTTGGCGCAAGCGCCAATGGCATCACACTCATCGGGCATACGTTCGCCCAGATGAGAGCCGACCTCGATCTAGAGGCCGGCACTGACTTTGTAGCGTATAGCGCGTACAGCGCTAATGCGCTGACTCTGATTGGCCACACGTTCGCTCAAATGCGGACGGACCTGAGCCTCGTCCCTGGAACTGATGTCCAGGCATACTCAGCAAAACTCGCTGCGCTGGCTGCTCAGACTTGGGCTGCTGACACTATCACCTATCAGACCAGCACAAGCGCTGTTAGCACAACTGCACTAACCGCGTTCGGCCGCTCGCTCATTGATGACGCAGATGCAGCGACGGCTAGAACAACCTTGGGCTTGGTTATTGGCACTAACGTTCAGGCATACAACGCGAATCTGACGACATACGCCGGCATCGCGCCAAGCGCGAATGCTCAAACGCTTCTTGGACACACGTTCTCTCAGATGAGGACTGACCTCGGTCTTGTGATCGGGACTGATGTGCAGGCGTATGACGCGAACACCGCGAAGCTGAACGTTGCGCAGACATGGAGTACTGACCAGACATTCACCGGGCTTCTTTACAACCGCGCAGCATTTGCCGTTATCGGAGTGCTTAGCTCGACCGGAGCCTCGGGCTACGGCATTCGTTTTTCAAACACAGGCGCATCTTCCGACAGCGTTCTCTTGCAGGGGACGACCAACTCGTTCACTGGGGCGGTGTCAATTGCCAATATCATCCCATCGACAGGCGCCATCACTTGGTCTGGAGCGCAGACGTTTAGCTCCACACTAGCCCTCGGCGGACAGCTTGATATAACGGGCGGAACGCTTTCGTCAACGAACGGCTTTCATGCCTATTTCAGCAGCAACGTCACATACCTGCGTAGTCTGCAAAACAGCGTAGCTTGGAGGGCCGCGGAGCTTGATGCATCTACTCTTACGATAAACGGAAGTAGTGATGGCGCGCTTATTATTGCCGGTGACAACCCGACAAGGTTTGGGCGCCCCTCATCTTCCTTTTTGATTGAGTTCTATAATTCCAGCGCGACGCGTGGCTACGTTGGTGCCGATAGCACCAAGGATTTTATTGTTTACGATTCCGGCGGTGGCGAAGATTTCAGTATAAATAATTCAACTGGAAACGCGACTTTTGTCGGCGCGATTGCCGCTGGCGGCCCGGTCAATCTTAAAGCGTATACTGTTGCAGGCTTACCCGCGGGCTCCGCGGGCGACGCCGCATACGCCTCCAACGGCCGAAAGAACGGCGAAGGTTCGGGCGCTGGCACGGGTGTTCTGGTGTTCAAAGACGGCACAGCTTGGCGCGCTTGCGATACCGGCGCGACAGTCGCGGCTTAATGGAGAGATAGATGGAAACCGTTAGAGAGCCATACGAATTCCTGGTGCGGTGGATTCCGGCCGGCGTTAAAGACAACCAGTACGCTGGCACGGTGCAGGCGCAAGTCAGTTTTGCCTACGTCGCGAGGGACGGGGAAGAGGTTATCTTCTGGTCTCCAGACCAGAAAGGCCCGTTCCATGTCGCCATATCTGGAGACAATGGCGTTCCACTGGATAAGATTTTTCCAAGCTTGAACACTGCAACATTGGAAGCGCTAGCCGCGGCTAGGGTGCAGATCGAATCTTTGAACAAGGAAATTGAAGAACTAAGGGGACTGGAGAATGCGCCGCCTCCTGAGTGAAAGTGGTTCCTTCTTCCTGACGGAAGATGGCATCGGGTTCATCCTACTCGAGAGAGATTGGGATAACGAACCCGGGGCGGGAGTGGACGTGTGGGCTCCAGCTGGCGACACTAGCGGAGCCTCCTGGACACCAGTGAGTGATACCAGCAACCCAAGCTGGAGCCAAGCGAGCGGCTCTTCTGGGGCGTCTTGGACGCCCGTTGATGGCGGCTCAAATACATGGACTGAAGAGGACGGATCATGAGTATTATCCAGGGCGCCTGTGACAGCTTCAAGAAGGAGCTCATGCAGGCTGTCCATGATCTAGAGGGCGACACTATCAAGATCGCTCTGTACGGCTCCAGCGCCAGCCTGGGGCCGAATACGACCGCTTACACGGCGACTGGAGAAGTGACCGGGACTGGCTATACGGCCGGCGGTAAGACGCTGACCAGCCCAGTCTTGGCCATTAATCGCAGTGTGGCATACGCAGACTTTGCCGATGCTTCGTGGCCAGGGGCTTCCTTTGAGGCCTATGGAGCCTTAATTTACAACAGCAGCAAGTCCAATCGCGGTATCTGGGTGCTGAATTTCGGCCGCGCCATTCTATTCACCTCGGAGAAAAACACCGTTCGATTCCCGGTCGCCGGGTACGACACGGCGATCATCAGGATCGGATAACCGTTGTATAGCGTTTATAAAATTACGAATATCGTTAACGGCAAATGCTACATCGGGCTCACGAAGAATACCGTTGAGCACCGCTGGAAAGCGCATGTCGATTTCGCGAAAAGACCGCGAAAGACGGTGTCGGTAATCGCTGATGCTATCGAGAAATACGGAGCGGACAGGTTTTCCGTTGAAGCACTATACTCAGCTTTTGATCAGGCTGCGGCCCTCGCCGCGGAGCGGTCTCTTATTACAGACTATAAGAGTCTCGTTGGGTTCAATGGCTACAACATTCGAAAGGGTGGCGAGGCCGGACTTGCCCCTGGTTTTGGACTAAAGGGCACAAAGTGCCCTGCATCTAAACTCACTGATGAGGCGGTTATTTGGCTTCGTTCAGTGGACAATATTTCAGACGAAGACATCGCTAAGGAAATTAACGTCAAGTTTGGTCTCGATGTCAAAACTGGCGCCGTGACAGGTGCACGTTTGGGTAAGACTTGGAGGCATTTAAATGAGATGCACCCTCCAAAGCTTATCGGCATGGGGAAGCGTCGAACGGCAAAGAACAATCACGCATTCTTCATTTCAAAGAGGCCTGACGTTCGAGCAAAGATTGCAGCGGCGACGAGCAAGAGACTTAGCGGCAACGCTCAGCCGTGGAAGAGTAAGCTCTCGCTAGAGAATGCGATGTACGTGAAGGCCAGCACAGAGCGTGCTGTGGTCTTAGCTGATCGCTTCGGCGTTTCACTTAAGACCATTTACAATATTAAAAATGGCAAGGGGATCACCTACGGCGGGACGTTGTAATGGCAAGCCAATATTCATCTCGCCTTCGTCTCGAGCTTCAGACTAACGGCGAAAATACCACGACCTGGGGAACTAGAGCGAATGGTGTGTTCAGTCGGATTGACGACGCCATTGCTGGCGTCGCGTCTGTTGCGTTGGCGAGTGACGCAAACTACACACTCACCAGTAACAATGGCTCTGAGGACGAAGCCCGTAAGGCTATCCTGGTAGTGACCTCGGTGTCGCTGACTGCGACGCGCGACATCATCATTCCGGCTGTCTCTAAGCTCTATCTGGTCAAGAACAGCACAACTGGCTCTCAGTCCATTCGGATCAAGACGAGCGGCGGAGCCGGCATCACCATCCCGAACGGCAAGACGATGTTCGTCTTCTGCGACGGCACAGACTGCTATGACGCTATCACCAATCTTCCTTCCGGCGCCACGGTAGGTAACGGAGCCGTCTACTCTGTAGGCGGCACTGACGTTGCTGTCGCTGACGGTGGCACTGGAGCTAGCACGGCTTCAGGAGCGCGTACAGCGCTCGGCCTCGAGATTGGCACGAACGTTCAAGCCTATAGCGCCAATCTGGCTACGTGGGCTGGTGTGGCTCCTAGCGCTAACGGTCAGTCTTTGGTCGCAGCTGCTAACTACGCAGCCATGCGCGGTCTGCTCGATCTTGAGGCCGGGACCGACTTCCTCGCCTATAGCGCTTTCAGCGCGAATGGCATCTCGCTTGTTGGAGCCGCAAACTATGCGGCGATGCGTGCGTTGCTAGACCTCGAGGCCGGCACTGACTTCTATTCCAAGACAGCCGCGGATGCGGCGTTCCAGCCGCTCGCGGCCAAGCTGACGGCGTTTGCTGCCAACAGCGGCCTCACTGGCACCTTCACCATCTCAACCTCAGACCCATCAGGCGGAAGCGATGGCGATCTGTGGGGCAAGTACACGGCTTAACAGATGTCGCTTAGTGTCAAAGTAAGCGGCGCCTACAAGACTCTAACGCTTTACGTCAAGGTTGGCGGAAGCTGGAAAGAGCTTGCTCTGTCGAACAAGATCGCTGGAGCCTGGAAGGCTCTGACTACTGTCGGCGGTGGTGGAGGCGGAGTTGGCCCCTGCACGATTCCTGACTCTCTAAGCGCGACTGGTTCGTCCCCGACTGTAACTGGACCGTCCAGAATTGTAACTGTTGCCCTTGGCAATACTGGACGAATTCAGGTCAAAAACATCTTTGTTTCTGACACTGGCAATCCGCAGATAAAGGTCGCTTCCGGATCATTTGCAACCGTTACAGAAAACCAAATTCTTACTTTTGTTTCTGGAGACGCCATCCAGGCTCGAGGTACTGTAATTTCGTCACTGAATTTCGTTTCGTTCGACCTGTATGACTACGATACAAGTACGTTGATCGATCACGTTACCCTTTATAGGGACTAATGGACGGTCAGCCAGTTCCCCTTAAGTTTAACCCGAGAGTGGTTAAGGACTCGACTCGCCGCGCGAGCGAGATGGATTACTTCGCCTGCGATAAAGTTCGCTTTGTCGGTGGCCTTCCACAATCCATTGGTGGGTGGGAACGGCTTCTCGATGAAGCGATGCTTGGCACGCCGCGGTCTATGTTCGCTTGGTCAACACTCGCCGGCATGGATTTGATGGGCGTTGGCACGCACTGGAAATACTATGTCTTCGACGGCGGAGCTCTCGAGGATATCACGCCGATCAGAGACACAGAAGCCCTGGGAGCGAATCCTTTCGCGACCACTAACGGTCTCTCGACCGTTGTTGTGACTGATGTGGCTCACGGAGCAGCTGTCGATGATTTCATTATTGTAACTGGCGCAACTGGCTTTGCCAGTATAGCCGCTGGTGACTTCAATCAAGAACACCAGATCACTGAGGTCATCGATGCGGATTCCTATAAGATTGACGTTGGGGTTGTGGCATCTGCAACAACGACTGGAGGCGGTGGCGCCGTCTCGGTGGACTACCTCCTGGCAAGCGGACAGGATTCGGTTATTCTTGGTGCTGGCTGGGGCGCTGGTTCTTTTGGCCATTCTGGCGGTTGGGGATCGGCAGCGTCAAGCGTTATCGCTGGTTCGCAACTCCGTATTTGGGCGGAAGACAGCTGGGGTGAGGACCTCCTCATCAACCCGAGAGGCGAGGCGATCTATTTCCGTGACACCTCGGCCGGTGGTCGCGCTACAAACCTAACTTCCTACTCCGGCGCCAACGAGACGCCGGTTGTCGCAGATCAGATCATCGTCTCTCCGGAAGAGCGGACGGCGATTGCCTTTGGCTGTAATCCAATTGGATCAGCAACCGCTGATCCGTTGATGGTGCGCTGGTGTGATCGTGAAGACCTCGGTGAATGGGAGCCAACTGAACTCACCACCGCTGGCGGCTTCAGGCTGACGCTTGGCTCAAAGCACATGATCGCCAAGAAGATCAGGCATGGTATTGCGACCTTCACTAATCAGGCCCTTTATCTCATCCAATTCCTTGGCGAGAGCGGTTACGCTCCTCGCCTCATCTCGGACAACACAACCATCCTCGGTCCTAGAGCGGCCAACACGCTCAATGGCGTGCTGTACTGGATGGCTCAGCGTGGGCTATGTTCGTACAACGGCACGGTGCAGGAGCTTCCTGCTCCGCTGACGCAGTACGTCTATGACAATCTCAATGAGACCCAAAGCTGGAAGTGCCATGTCGGCGTTGATCCGCTCTTCAATGAGGTGAAGTTCTTCTACTGCTCGAAGGACTCTGATGAGATCGATAGCCTAGTTGTCTACAATCCGGCTACAGGCATCTTCTGGCCAGACACGCTGCCGCGGACTGCTTGGCTTGGTAGCGGCGTCTTCCAGCGTCCTCGAGCCGTCTCGGCCGATGGCTACATCCATGAGCATGAGGTGGGCTTCAATGACGGCACGACAGACACGCCGGCCCCGCTGAACTCGTACATCGAGACTAATCTCTTCACGTTCGAGAATGGCAAGTACCAGTTCAGGCTGAGATGGGCTATACCAGACATTGACTTCATGGAATCCACCGCGGCGCAGCCGAAGGTGGTCATGTCGTTCCGTCTTCAGAACCGAGTAGGTTCAGACGATGACTTGGCTGAGATCGGGGAGATAGTCAGGACCATCTCCTTTCCGGTCCAGCAATTCACAGACAAGCTCGATATTGGCAAGCGGGCCAGATATATGGCCCTGCGTTTGGATTGTACTGAACTGGATACCGCTTGGAGGATGGGCGTTAATAGCCTTGATGTTAAAAGAGATGGGCAGCGATGACCCTACCAGTTAACCCGCCAGTATTCGCCCCGGCTCCTAAAGAGTATAGCCAAGAGTACATAGGCTCTTTGGTGGATGAGCTTGAAAACTTCTTCAAGAAGCTCAATACTATAGGTTCAGTCACCGCGAAGACTGTGCGAATCACAGATTTGCCCACATCTTCTGCCGGCCTGCCGAGTGGTACTCTATGGAACGACACTGGTACGGTTAAGGTTGCGTGATGCCAATCAGAGATGGTCAATACCTCGAAGACAAGGTTGACCAAATGGCGGCTGACATTGCCTTTTTGAAAGGGCAATGGTCAGCCATTCCTCCTGCCGACCTAGTTAAGCTAGGCCAGCGCATCGCGGCTTCAGAGGCGCGTATTCTTAGTATCTCCGGTTTCCTGAGCCTTCTCATCGCCGGGTTTGTCTCGTTTTTTTTCAAAGGTGGTAGCCACAGCTAATGTTTTGGTTGATGCCTCTCATCAGCGGCCTCGGTACGTGGGCCGCGACTGGCGACTTCAAGAAAGGCCTGATGTCAGGCCTGCTTGGCGCTGGTATCGGCGGCATTGCCGGTGCGCTTGGTAACGCTGCCGGTGGCGCCGCTAGCGCCGTTAAAGGCGCGACTGATGCAGCTAGCGCAACACAGGGAATTGGCGCCCTAGCCAAAGGCACTGCCGATGTGTCTAGCCTAGCTGGTAACGCCGAAAATCTAGTCCAGGCCGCTCAGACAGGCGTTAATGGCGTTCAGGCTGTCGGCCAAGCAGCCAACGCCGTGACTGGCTCTGGCCAAGCTCAGAATATGCTTCGGATGGGGGCGGACTTCCTCGCTCGCAAGCCCGTCACCTCAGGTCTGATGCTCTCGAGTCTGGTGAGCTCCGGCTTGATGGAGACGCCTAAAACTCCTGACAAGGAAACGCCGAAGCGCTTCGATGACGAAGCCCGCACGGTTGATCGTCACACGCTACCATTCACCGGAGGCCCGCCTCCCGGCCCGAGCACCTATGTTAGAGGGGAACCTCAGACGCCTGACAACCCGTATCGTTACGGTCAGTATGAAGGCGAGAAGATGTTCTTCGACAATCCAGGTCTGGAGCGTGGAACAAATGGTGAACTGCCGCCTCTTCCGGATGGCGGCAACAACGACAACGGCGGCAACCCTGGGGACCTTCTGGGCATCCTTGGTGTGAGAGGTCGCTTCCGCCGCGGTCATCCACACGCCTTCTTTGGTGGCGGAAAGATCAGCGGCCCCGGCGACGGGCAAAGCGATCATATCCCGGCTCAGGGTCCCGGGTTCGATATTCGTCTGTCTGATGGCGAGTTCGTCATTCCGGCAGATGTCGTCTCTGCTCTTGGCGCTGGCTCTTCAGATGCAGGAGCCAAGCGCCTTGAGAGCGCAATGAGTAAGATTAGAACCATGTCCTATGGTTCTTCTAGGCAAGCCCGGAGGCCGGGGAGAGTCAGTCTTTGATAGTATCCATTATTCCATCTAATAAAATTTGCAATCATCTATCGCGCATCAAAGAGCTCCTCCAGAAGGTGGATTATTTGATGGCCCCGCTTGGGACGCACGCGGACCTGATTGCTGACTGTATCGCTGACACGGCACTACTATGGGGCGTCTTCGATCAAGACGCTTTGGATGAAGGTGAAGAGCCCCTAGTGGCGGTGTTGGTGACTTATCGAAAGAACTACTGGCGAGCCAGCGTGCTCGAGCTTGTAGCTCTTTCAGGCGACTTCGGTTCAATGAAACATTGGATCGGAACGCTCGATAAAGTCACGGCAGCTTATGCTGATCGAACGGGATGCTATTCTCGTCAAGTGATCGGCCGAGGACCGTGGCTTCGTTATCTAACTCGATATGGATTTAAACCATCAGAGCTTGTAACGCTGGAGTGTCCTGTTGCCTAAGAAGGGCGGAGACCAGGGAACACAACAAGTCCAGAACACGACGACGACTGTTCCGGAGGAGTTCTACCCCTACGTCCATGAGACGTTGGACCTCGCTCGTGGCGAGGCCTTCCGGCCGTATGAAGCATACGTTGGACCGCGCATTGCGCCGTTCAGCGATGATCGTCTACAAGCTTTTGATCAAACGCGCAACCTAGCAAATGTCGGACAAGATCAGTTCGATACAGGCGAAGGCCTTACAGGCCTTGCCGCGGTAGGCGCTGCGAACTCAGGCTACAACCCGAACGCCGTAGGTGCGGGTTATACGCCGACTAATTCGACGTGGGATAATGCTGCGGCTACGCAGTATATGAACCCGTACATGACGCAAGTCCTCGACGCCATGGAGGCTCGAGGCGCTAATCGCTACAACCAGGATCGAGCACGCCGCGATGCGGCTGCGATGAAGCAAGGGACCTTCGGCGGCTACAGAGGCGCCGTGAACGAGGGCGTTGCCTTTGGTCAGCACGACATGAACATGAACGATGCCGTGGCTCAGACTTTGATGTCTGGCTATGACAATGCGTTCAATAAGTTCAACACCGACCGTGGCTTCAATGAAGACTCTCGTCGGGCTGGTATGGATTACCAGTTCCAGGATGAGGCCAATCGTCTTCGTTCGGCCCAACAGGGCCTCGCCCAGTCCCAAGGGCTTGCCGGTATCGGTCAGCAGATGTTCGGTCAAGGCGTTACGCGCCGTGATGAGGAGCTTCGTGGTATCGGCGCTCTCAATGATGCTGCTTTGGCGCAAGAGCGTCTGACGCAAGCTTCTCTCGACCAGGGCTACAATGACTTCGTGAACCAACGCGATTACAATCGCAACAACATTACGTGGTTGAACAACATCATCCGCGGCAATGTCACCGGTTCGAACAGCAACGTGGTAAACACCACGGAGACGAACCCGTACACGAATATGCTGGGTCTGGGTGTCGGCGCTGTTGGTCTCGCCAACGCGCTGGGTGGCGGTAGTAATACCGGAATCACAAACGGGGGCCGCGGCTAATGCCCCCGTTTGGTCCCTTTGAGCACATTCAACAGATGGTCGGGAGCATGAGTGTTCCTGAGCTCACTCAGCTTGCGAGGAACCCGACAGGTAGCGATCCGAACATTCAGTTTGCTGCCGTATCTGAGATTCAGCGTCGCAATGCGATGAGGGCTCCTCCGACCGCTCCTGGCGGTCCTCAGCCTTCTGTGATTGAGAAGATGGCCATGGAGGCGATGACGCCTCCCCCGACTGCTCCGACGCCGGGCGATCCCATTCGCTCCGGCCTAATGGCTATGGCTGCCCAGCAACAGCAAGGTCATGGAGGTCCTGCTCCTCAAGGTATGGCTGAAGGCGGAGCCGTCCGTGGCTCGGCCGGCAGCATCATGAATAATATGCAGGGCATCATGGGTGCTCTCGCCCCGCATTTCGACACCACAGCCATGACTCCAGAAGAGGCCCAAAGCCTCATTGGCCAGTTCTATGGCAATGGCGATTACCTGAACGAAGACCCTCAGTTCAAGGACGAAGAGGTTGACGCTCGCCATGACCGTAATCAAGCCCTGTGGCTCGCCCTAGCGCGCGCTGGCTTCGGTATGGCGCAGACTGGTAATATCGGCCAAGGCGCAATCATGGGCCTGGACGCGGCTAATAGCGCGATGAGCGACTACCGTGATGAGCGTCGCAGCACTCGAGACCGTCGCAGCCGCAACCGCCAAGCTCGTGGAGCTCGTGAAGATCGCATGGCCGGCCAGGGCCTTGAGGTTCTTCTGGCTGATCGCAATCGCGCTGAACAAGCGGATCAAAATCTTCTGTCTTCGGCAAGCGGTATCGCTTCTGCCGGCGCTCAAATCGACAGCGCGAACGCGCGTGATCGCAGCCAGCTGCGTGAAATCGCTGATGCGCTCTGGGAGGAAAACCAAGGGACGACTGTAAATGACCCGAACTATCGCTTCCAAGATGGTTCTGTCGGCCCGAACCGGCGACTGTATACACGCCAAGACGCTATGCATGACGCTCTGACCATGGTTGGCAGAGGATCGGGTGGTCGTTCTCCGGACGACCTGAACGAGCGCCTCCGTGCGGCTCTGTTCATGGCTAATCGGGTTAACGGCGGCAATCAGGCCCAACAAAGGCGAGCTCGTCAAATTATTGAGGCCATCCTCAACGGCGAGGTCGGCAACGCTAACACCAGCACCCAAGGTGGTGGTAGAACTACCGCTCAAGGTAATGCGGCCCCATCTGAAGGTGAATACAATGAGGGCAACGTCCGCAATCTAGATGCCTACAGAGAGCAACGCTTTGTTCCAGAACCGAACACGCCATACACATACGACGAGAACGGGAACCGAGTCAACAGCCCGAGGATGTAACTGAGCCATGCCGTGGATTTTTAATCTTCCGGGTGGCGTTGTTCGTCAATACCCCTCCCAGCAAGAGGACCCTGAGAACGGCATGTCGTTCCAGGAAGCGGAAGCTCGCGTCAGGCGTGAGATCAATCCGCGGCTGGTTAACACTGAAGACCCGTCATCCGACCCAGGCTTTCGTGATCGTTCTCCATGGGCTCAGGATAGCCTTCGCCAATCTGCCGAAGCGCGTCAGTTCTTCCGAGACAAAGGAGACGAGTTACTGGGTGGTATCGGTGGCATTGGTAATGCCATCGGTCAAATGATGACATTCTTCGACCCCACCGCTTCTGGCGCGCGCGCGCGTGGGGATGTTCCAATTGGTGATCGTGTTGCTGAAGCATCTCGCGACTGGGGCGATGAACAAATGCGCTCTCTGTCCCCAGAGGCGCTTCACGACACTAATGATCCGGACTGGTGGAATCCTGGGAACGTCTCTTCTGTCATCGCGCAGAGCGCTCCAAGCATCATCCCAACTATGATTGGCGGGATTTTGTCTGGTGGATCAATCACTGTCCCGGCCATTATCGAAGGCGCGATGGGTGGCGGTTCTGTGGCCGACACCATCGATGAAAGCATTCGAGATGTCGCGGCGTTCGACCCAGAGATGTTCATCAATTCACCTCTCGGTCAACAAGCGTTGGCCGAAACTGATGGTGACTATCCTCGAGCCGTTGAGCTTGCTGCCAATCGCGCTAAGGGTGCGGCTCCAGTGCTCGCCGCGGCGATCACAGCCGGCTTGTCTCGTGTTGGTGAGAAAATATTCGCAGCCGGCCAAGGGCCCGCTCGCAGGACCGTGGCTAGCATTGTGGCCCGGATTGCTCTCGGCGGCGGCAGAGAAGGCTTGGAAGAAATCCTGCAATCCTCGCAAGAGCAGATTGCTGGCAACCTCGCTATCGGTCAGATCGATGGTCGCAGCCCGTTCGAGGGCGTCGTTCAAGCTGCCGTCATGGGCGGCATCGCTGGCGCTGGCATGGGCTCCACTATGGGTGGTGTGGACGTTGCTCTCAGCAACATGCGCCGTCGCGGCGGTGGAAGCGGCACTGGACCTGCTCAAGTACAGGGTCCGGTTATGCCCCCTCCGGGACATCCTAACCGCGGCCCAGCTACCGGCAACGGAAACCCGCCAGGGTGGACGGCTCCAAACACTGAAGGCTCAGAGGATGCTGACTTCACGTATCCTGGAGAGAACATCCTCGAAGGCGGTCGCACTGACGAGCAACCTCAATCTCGTCCTCGCGGCTGGAAGAAAGGCACAGAGTCTTGGGCTGAGCCCGCTCCAGAATCAGAAGCTCAGGCTCAAGAAGAGGCTCAGTCTCCACAGGAGGCTGAGGAGCGCATTATGGAAGTCGCCTCACAGGGCGACCCCGAAGATGTGCTCGACTCTGACTTTGATGAGGAGTATGCTCAAAGTCTTAATGACCGCTTCCAAAGTTTGGGCATGGCCGCGCGCGAGATGCCGGCTGAGAACGATGTCGCTGAACGTCGCACCGAACCAGTGCCGATGTATCGTTACAATCGAGAAGATATTGAAGCATCCGATGAGGATGCTCTTGCTGTTTACCGCGGCGCTCAAATGGAAGAGCGTCCGATCAGCGAGACCGCAACCTTCCAGGCTTATAACAATCTCTCAGACAACCTCTTCGCTGATGAAGAGGGTGATCCTTCACAAGCCCATGGCTTCGGGTTGCGGGTGGTCGATAAGCTAAAGGATGGAACGGAACGTGTCTCGTATGTTGACATCGGCGCTCGGACAATGGAAGAGGCGGCAGCGCAAGCAACGTCTCGCGCTACTCAGGACTCTGGCGCTGAAGAGACTGTCGAAACTCCCAGTGAGCAACAAAATATTGCGGCTCCTCCAGAGCCGACACAGAGCAACGCCGATCTAGACGAGGCGCTGACCGAGGCGGCCCCTGAAACTGGGACGAACGTTGTCCCGACCGGTCGTGTTCAGAACCTCAAGCCGGCCGCTAACGAAGCCCTGAACAGCTATCGAACAAAAGGTGAACAAGGCCTCCAGGAATATCTTGGTGGTCTCAATGTGACCGCCACGCGGTCGCTGTTGCGGAGCCTTGGTGGCCAAGGCGTTAGAGGTGACACCATCGCGCAGACGCGCGGTAAGATCGTCCAGCGTGTGCGTCAGATGGCGAAATCTAGCGACGCTAGGGGTCTGCCTGCACCAGAAGCGCCCACGGCGCGTATGGAAGCAACGCAAGTTGCTGCCCCCGTACAGGAGCAGGAAGTGGCTAAGCCTGTAGCCCCTAAGGCTACACCGCGCAGAGCGCATGAGCGTGAGACTCCGCTAGTCCTCTCTCAAGAGGAGCGCGCGCGCAGAGAAAAGAAAGCTAAGTCCGAAGAACGTACACAAACTTCGGACAAGCCGCAAGAAGAAGCGCCAGCTTCGGATGGAGCGAAGCGACACCGCTCTCCCGCCCAGATCAAAGCAGCCCTCCGCGAGGTCTCCTCGCTGGAGGACGATGCTTATGATGCCGCGGTGGCTAAGCTGAAGATCACCCCCGAAGAGGCGGCAGCCGTTCGGGAGGCGATGAAGACTGACAACGGTCTGGACAATCTCCGGCCGGTGTTCAACGACGCCCTTCGCGCCGGCAAGAACACTAAGAAGTCTAAGCAGACTGAAGAGGCTCCTAAAGCTGAGCCGAAGAAAAAAGCTGCACCCAAGGAGGAAAAAGAAAGTCCCGCTCGCGTCCGCAAGGAACGCGATGCTGGTGATCGGGCTATGGCTGAGTCTCTCTCTCGTGGCCAACCAAAGGATTACGATGTCGTTCGGCGCTCAGTCGAGCAATGGCTTGAAGTGGAGCGTGATCGCATCGGTGCTCGCTCCGATGCTTCTTGGTACAAGCAATGGCCTATTTCTCGTCAGGAAGCTTTGATCCAACGTACATGGAATGCCGTGAATGGCCACGGAGGAGCTATGGCTTCACGAGGTCCTGACGCGGGCAGTGGAGGCGCGGGGCAAGCTCTTGAGGGTGAAGTCATCCTTCCGAATAGGGCCGTAGCGCCAAGTCAGCAAGGCGGGTCAGTTCCCAGCGTTGTTGGCGCGCTAGAGCCGATGATCCCAGATATGCTCGCCGCACAGGATGACATTCGCCGCGTGCTTGGCGACGAAGAATACTTCGCGCCGCGGCAGGTGATTGACGTTGACGCACTGGAGCCAAATCGGCGTGCGGTGGCTCGTGCGACTGTAGCATTGGAAGAGTTTGTCGCACAGAACCGCGCTTTGCGCGCCGAGCAGGAAGCCGCGCGCGCCTCCAACGCCGAAGTGTACGTGATGAAGATCACACCTGAGATGAAAGAAGCCTTCCGCGAGACTGGCATCCCGATGTTCTCTCAGGGTAATGCTGGTGAGAAGCCGATCCAGGCTGATGACAACCCTATCCCCAACAAGGCTTGGGTTAATGAGATGGAGCGCGCCATTAAGGCCGCTGCGGCTTGCGCTGCCGGCCAAGCAGCTGCCGGGGCTGCCTTCGGCGCTCTCGCCACTGGCGCCGCCCTGGGGGCGGCTGGAGCCGTTCCTATCGCTAACCTGATTGCCGCGGAAGGCGATAGCCTCCGCTGGATGAGTGATTTCCGTCAGCGCCAGCAGCAGGAGAAGATCGATGCTGGCCTAGCGCCAGCGAATGACTATGTAGACGAGAGTGGCAACTACGTGGCCCCTCAGACTGATGAGGAGGGCTATGTATTGCCTCCTATTCCGGTTGCTGGCGGAGGCAGACCCCTCCGCCCAGCCCGCCCATATACTCAAGCTGAGCTCGCCGCAGCGGAACGCGAGATCAGAAGCCTAGCGCCTCGTGCGACGATCACCCCAGAGAATGTTCGCAGACAAGCTGACATTCGCCGGCACGGTCTCCGTAATGGTTCAGGCGCTCCCGATGACGCACCACCCCGAGAGTAAAACCTAGAGGTTCTCGTGAAAGCACAATGCCGCACAAAGGTTGAGGCCGAAATCGGCAGACCTTTGCAAGAAGGAGAAGCCCGGTTTATCGATCAGGCTGTGGTCCGATCATTGCGGCAATTGTCAAACGACAATCGCTCCGCCTTCAAAGCCATGTCTCCTGCTCAGCGCATCCGGCAAGCCGGTGCGCGTGCGGCCGAGGAGCTTCGCGGCTATCGCTATAAGGGAGACTCGTGGTCTGCTCAGGATAGAGCGGACCTTCAGACTCGCCTAGAGCGGGAGATCACTAAAGCTGGCGGCAAGATTGATGTCGCTATCGAGAACAGCCTCCCTGACGGCAACATCGCTGAGTATCAGGATCGAGTGATCGCCTTCGCTCTGAACGCCATTCAAGGCAAGACGATCAATGGCACCATGAAGGCGTTGCAGGCAACGCTGAGTCACGAGCTCCTGCACTGGGCTCGCTCTATGGGATTCTACACTCCAGAGCAATGGGCTGAACTCGTCACTGCGGCCGGCAAGCGCCGCATGACCAAAGGCGATGCCGTTCGCACTGGAAAGCTTAAAGCCTGGGAGGAGCTTAGAACCGAGCTTGGCCAAGCGCCGACCTATCAGCAATATGCTGATCGAGTCTACGCTAACAAACCGAACTGGGCTCGTCAGGAAGAGGCAGTTGCGGTCGGCATCGAAATTGCTCGCGCCCGCTACGAGCAAGAGAATGTGGACGCCAACGATACCATGTGGCGCAAGGCCATTGGCACGCTCATCAAGATGGGCCGCGCTGTTGTGCGCGCTATTGGTCATCTGACGGCCAACCAGCAATCAAAGCTGGCTGAGTTCTACAAGACAAAGGAAGCCGAGCTCCGCTCAGGAGCGCAGGCTCGTCAAGCTCCGCCCTTCGCTCAAGCTGGCGTCGAACCCTCTCAGAGGATCAAAGTCCAGAAAATCAAAGAGACAGTGAACAAGACCTTCCAAACGGAAGAGATTAACGACCTTATCCGGCGCATAGAAGACCCGAACGTTAGCGCGGCAGAGATCGCAGCAGCCCCAATCTGGGGCTCGCTCGAGGACCTACAAGAAGGTCCCCTGGTCACAGGGGAGCAGATCGCTGATCCCGCTTGGTGGGGCGAGAAGCAGTACCCCCATCCCGATGGCGGAGATGAACTCATCTCCCCAAAAGAGATGGTTAACTATGTTCGCTCTGTGTTCGAAGGTCGGGCGACGAAAAAGGTCCGCTACCAAAAGCGAGCCACAATCATCACTGGCGCCCCGGGCGCCGGCAAGAGCACCATCTCTAAACAGATCGCGCGCCGCATGGGCGCTGCGATTGTCGATACCGACTCCATCAAGCAATACATCCCCGAGAACAATGATGGGATTAATGATGCTGACATCTCCGGCGAAGCGAGAGCGCTAGCCGGTCAGGCTTATCGCGAGCTCACGGAAGAAGGTGCTAACTTCATCCATGAGCGCGTAGGCGACGATATGGAGTCCTTGCAAAAACAAGTAGCAAGGCTGAGGGAACTCGGATACTCTGTAGACGTTGTTCATGTGCGCGCCGATTTCACGACGCGGATGCGCCGCGTGGCTGCTCGCTTCCTAGGCACAGGCCGAGCGGTTGGCGTCTCCGACATGATCCGGATTGGCAACAAGCCATCCTATGTTCATAGGGCGGCTGTGCGTATGCAGCTTGCTGATGGCTTTTATGAGGTTGAGAATGCCCAAGGAAACGGATACAGAGTCCTCAGTCGATCCGGAAACCCTCGTCCTGGAACGACTAAAGGCGTCCACGCCGCCGCAGGCGGGGGACTGGCCAGAGTTGGACGACTACTTGGCGGGGAACGACCTACCCCTGGACTGAAGGCTAAGGCGATTGAGTACGCCGAGCTCTTCGAGGACTGGAATAAGACTGCCGGCTACAACCTGGATAGAATGGCTTCCACTGGAGGCGCTCGTTCTAAACTTGCCGATAAGACCGCCCTTGCTCAGGCTGAGCAAATGGCGAAGGATGGTGTTGACGCAAACACTATCAGACTGAAGACTGGCTGGTTCCGGCCGCTGAACGGTAAGGGCAAGTGGCGCTTCATCATCTCTGATGCCCAGATCAAATTCAAGTCCCAGTTCGCTGAGGACTATCGGGCCGGGAAGACTAAGTACAATGACCTGAACTTGTTTCAGGGGCGCAAGCTGTCTGACTATATCGACAGCCCAATCTTTGAACATTACCCATGGCTGAGGAATGTTCGTGTCGTTGTTGATCGCAGCTATGATGGCGCCGCGGCTAATCCATTCTTGAATATGATCGTCTTTGGTAACGCTAAAGGCGATAAAACGGCTACGCCTCAGGGTATTCTGGCGCATGAAATCCAGCACTTGATTTCAGAGCATGAGAGGTTTGAGCGAGGTGGAAACGCTCACCGCATCTACGATGCTCTGATCAAGCGTCGTGGTTGGAATGTTAATCCGCCGAAGTGGGCCGTCAGCCTAGCCATCAATGGCTATGACTACGGGGACGTAAAGAGCAACAGCACAATGTATCGTGCTATCGCCCTTTATCTAGCGCTGACTGACGAACTCCAAGCTCGTTCGGCTGAACAAGAAGTGAACATGACCGCAGAACAATTGCGGCCAGAAAACTATCAACCACCTGTCACGATGCTTGAGACGCTCCCTGCTTTCGAGACGCTCAATGCTCTCGAGCACCTGAAGGCAATTCCGCTCAAGCTCCTTGCTGCGATCCCGATTGGCGGTGTTGGTATCTATGGTATTGCCAAGGCGCTCATCACCTACTTCTCGATGCAATCCTTCACACCGAAGGATGCATACAATCTTCCTCAGATCGTTGCGGCTGCAAACGAGGAGGAAGACAACTCTCCGCTGGTTCACCAGGAGTTTGGCTTGACGAGAGAGCAAGCCAAGTCCTTCGAGCGTATGCGCGTCTATCCGCCTGTCAAGGCGGCTATGGACCGTATCGGTCTTGGTGACAAAGTGACCAAGATCACTCGCCAGCAATATGTTCAGCTGAAGCGAGCATTGGACTCTATCTCGGACGAAGACTTCATCACCGATGAGATGAGCACATCGAAGCGCATTGTCGCTCGTCGGCTCATGCAGAACTTCTTCAAGGACGAGAAGGCCTTCAAGGCCTTCCTTGAGCATGGCATCATAGACGGTGGCTTTGTCGGTCTTGATCGACCGCAGAACATCGGACCTATGGAGTCTCGCAAATACACGCCTCCTGGCGGTCGCTTCGGCGCCGCCTCATCCAAGACCGCATACCCCATCATTGGCGAGCAGCCGGGCTTCACGGACGATGTGGCCTACGTGGCGGGGCAGATTGCCTCTGTGCCGCGGAAGAAGGGCATCGGCAGCACTATCATCCAAGACAAGCGGATGAAGAGGCTCCGTCCTTGGAACGTGGCAGGCGGCAAACTGGACGAGATCGACAAGCTGGCTGAGGGCTCTCTTCGCGCCATGTGGCGCGGTGTCTTTCAGAACATCCCGATCCTGCAACAGATAGCCTCGAAGAGCTCGCGCTATTTCCAGTTCGGCGGTATCCCAGATCAAGCAGCATTGGAAGTGCTGCGGACTATGTTTCAGGGCCGAGTCGGTAAAGCTGAGGAGCTCGCCACTGAGCTCGCACGCGATGTCTCAAAGGGTCTGAACATCTCCTATGGAGATGCCTGGAAGGCCATGCGTGGTGACTTCAGTGGTCTTGCTAAGATGAAGCAGTCTGTACGCGAGGACGCTAAGGACAAGCTGGCCAAGCTGAAAGCGGCCATGACTGAGGCCGACCCCGCCAAGCAGGCAGCAATGCTGGCAGCCTTGCCGGCCGAGCTTCAGGCAGCTGGTAAGCGCGCTATGCAGGCGATCCAGGAAGTGGGCGATGCTCTAGTTGAGCACCGCATCATCTCTAAGCGCCAGCGTGACAAGTTTAGTGGACACTACCTCTTCCGCGCGTACATGGAGCACTTCGACACCTATAAACCAACCATGGGTACTCGTGCTTCTGGCGCTCCTTATCGAGCATGGCGCAATGCCATCCCGAAGGATAAGCGCCTGACGAAGGGTGAGATCGAGAGTCTGCCGTTCCTGCTCTACATGAGCATCGAACGTCCTCTCCACGACATCGCGGCCTATAGCTATCTGAACTCGCTCATGCATCACAGCATGAACTCACCGAGTAACCCTCGGTGGTTCCTGCCTGACTCTCTCGTGATGTTCGGTGGCAAGTGGCGTTCGCTCTTCTATGTCGCCAAGCAGATGAAGCAAAGCGAGACTTCGCTCAATGCAAAGAAGGCTGAGCTCTCAGACCTCGGTGGTGTTTCTGCTAATAGTGACCTAGCGCGTAATCTCCGTCAGGAGATTCGTCTGCTTGAGCGTGTCATCCAAGACATGCAGCTGGTCATCAACGCCAATCCTACCTACGCCTCTATCCTGGCTAGAGGACAGCTGCCCGATGGTTATCGCCAGCTGCCCGATGATAGTGGCAAGTATGGTGACGCTGCCGGGGGCATCGTCCTTGAGCAAATCTATAACGACATCACAGGCGGTCTCACTGGTTTTGCTGATGAGAACACCATCGCCGGCAAGGCGATGGATGCCTACAGCGCGTTCAACCGCAACATCAAGTTCATGCTGACTGTTGCAAACCCACCGACTCACCTTCGCAACATCTATTCGAACATCCTGATGCTTGCCCGCTCTGGGACCAACCCGATGCGGGTTGTCCAAGCGATCACCGAGATGGCTCGCTATAACGGCGGCAAGGGTAAAGCTTCGCCGGCCGTTGAAGCTGCTATCAAGTTTGGCGCCATGAAGCAAACCTTCACGGACGCCGAGCTTCGCGTCATGGATCAGTTCGCTCGTGGCATCGAGAACGAGATTAAGAAGGCCAACTTCCGCAAGGGCGTTGAGAAAGTGTTCGGTCAGAACACCGTGGTTGATAAAGCCCTGTCCTCCATGGACGTGGCTAGTGCCATCATGGGCGCCATCAAGAACGCCTATGGCGACGGCGCCTCGTGGCTCTACCAGAACGAAGACGTGATCTTCAAGGTTGCGAAGATAGCAGACGAGCTCGACCGCGGCACACCGCCGGCTATGGCGGCTCTCGAGGCTCGCAAATACTTCTTCGACTACTCGGCCGTGACTCCGTTAGTGCGCTGGCTCTCAAATACAGCTATCGCGCCGTTCATTCGCTACACCTACTTCGCTGTGCCGAACTTCCTGGAACAGGTCGCCACATCTCCTTGGAGATTGGCGTACACTGGCTACGGGCAATACATCGCTCTGATGGCGCTAGCCTCCCTGCTCTGGGGCTTTGCTCCGGATGACGCAAAAGATACTCTCAATGAGTATCTGGCTGAGCGGCCGATGCTAGTTCCTGTTCCATGGCGGGATGAGCATGATCGCCTGCAATGGATAGACCTGGGCTACATGATGCCTGAGGGCGCTCTCCTGGGCCTTGCGATGGCTGGGAAGGATGCAGACCCCCAAGCCGCTCTGCGGGCTCTGGGAGCAACCGGAGGGCCGCTCACGACGATGTATATCGGATGGACGACCGGCATCGATCCGTTCCGTGGTCAGCCGATCTATGAAGAGACTGACGATCAGCAAACTCAAGCAGCCAAGATGTCATGGTTCGCCTTGCGATCCATGATGCCCAGCTTCTTCAGCTATTACACCCCGCCACTACCGGGTGAGACCAAGGGCGGCCCTGGCTTCGAAGCGCTGTGGGGAACAGGGCTCGACTCCAGAGGGGAGCCCACTCAAACCAATGGTCAGCTGGCGGCTCGAGCTCTAGGCTTGAACGTGTATCCGAACGATGTCGTCTACGGCCAACAGAAGCGCCTTCGCCAATGGGGCTATCAGATGCGTCAACTCGATCAAGAGCTTGACAGAACATACCGAGCACTCGATCTGACGCCAGAAGCGAGGGATAGGCGCATCCAACAATTGCGCCGAAACTATGATCGTATTCTTGCTGAACGCGATGAATACATCAGGTCCACCGCCGAAGCAGTGGAAGCCGAAGGTCGGCGTCAAACGGAATGATTTCATGGCCTCTCCCAATCGTAACGATATTGGCCATTTCTCCGAATTATCCGTACATCAGTTACAAGAAGCCGCCAATGCGCTAGAAGCGCATGGCGGTGTTGCGGCTAAAGCTGCTCGAGCATTGGGCATCCCGCGGAAGACCTACACAGACAGGCTTGAGAAAGCACGCAGAGCCGGCTTGCTTCCACCAAGACTCGAAGTAAGGAAGAAGTCCGTTCTCTATCGAGACGGACAGGAGGTCGGCCGATGGGACAAGCTTGGCATTCCCAGCATGGCGAAAGAGGATTCGGTACAGCTACCTGATCCCAAGACTATCACCAAGGTTTCCACCCTCTACGATCAAGAGGGGCGGGTTGCTCAACAATGGGTTCAGGAGAAGCCCTCTGAGATCGCCAGGGAAGCCGCCTGGAGGGCGGTTGCTGACGAGCTATCAGCGCCGCTCCCGCGCGTCAAACCTGTTAAGCGCGTCGCCAGAGCCAGCCATGAAGGGCTGATGGCCTGCTACCCAGTCGGTGATCACCACCTTGGTATGCTGTCCTGGAAGGACGAGACCGGAGACAGCTACGATCTGGAGATCGGTGAAACTCTCCTCAATAAAGCCACGGACTACCTCCTCCAGGGAACCGTCCCCTGTGAGCAAGCCTTGATTGCCTTCCTTGGCGATTTCATGCACTATGATAGTTTTGTCGCCCAGACGCCAACTAGCGGCCATCCCTTGGATGCCGATAGCCGTTTTCCGAAGATGGTCCGAACGGCTATCCGGTGTATGCGATACATGATTGAGCAGACGTTGCGCCGCCATGGCAAGGTGCATGTCATTATTGAGATCGGAAATCATGATCTGTCGTCGTCCATCTTCTTGATGGAATGTCTCCGAAATGTTTACGAGAATGAGCCCCGCGTCACCATCGATACAAGCCCAAGACATTACCATTATTTCCAGTTTGGATCGGTCCTCATTGGGACACACCATGGACATGGATCGAAGCTGGAGCAGTTGCCCCTTATCATGGCTTGCGACCAGCCGGCCGAATGGGGCGCTACGAAGCATCGATATATTTGGACTGGCCACGTTCATCATTCCCAAAAACTAGCTCAAGTAAACAAAGATCATGTTGGCGTTGAGGTGGAGAGCTTCCGCATCCTCGCCCCCGCGGATGCGTGGGCTATGAACAAAGGCTATCGCTCGATTAGCGATATGAAGTGCATCGTCATGGATTCAGTGCATGGTGAGATCGCTCGCCACACTGTTCGTCCCGCGATGCTTAAGTGATCAAAATTCATTTGTTTCGGCTTGGGAATTTTCGCTTCGGCCAAGCGTTGGGCCTGGATGGAATCAGCGATTTACCGCGGCGTTTGCGTCTAGCAAACTGACCTGTCCTGCCACCCTTGCGGTGGCCGGCAGCTATTGTCGCCACATCGATCTTGGTCTTTTCGTCAGCACAGCCGCGGCACAGAAGGCAGTCAGGCTTTTCAGTGTTGCCCATAGCGACAGGATCAGTGTGCTCTGCAATCTCAGGCTTACCTTTGCAGTCTGGCGTGGCGCATTTAAAGTTCTGAGCGACTAGCATAGCCAGTCGCTCTTTCTTCGTCAAGCTATTGCGCTCTGTATCGAGCGGCGCGAAGGTTGTGTCCTTACCCATCTACCCGAGATCAACCTGGGCCATGATTACGCTCTGTCTTCTGTTTCACCGGAAAGCGCCGCTTTTTCTCGATTATACGCTCACGCACAATATGAAGAGGAATAGGCCTGTAATCCGTATGCTCCACACAAACGCACAGGTAGCGCCCATCAGGAATGTCATTCGCGTGGAGGTGACCATGCACATTTGTCTGGAAACGCTCTGTAACGCAATCCGGGTGCAGTGGGATGTGCGAGAGAATCATATCATCCAATACACGCACACCATAAATCTCATCGAAGTGAGCGAAGAAATCGCTTGTACTGAAGATATCATGATTGCCGCGGATAAGACGCTTCTTACCATTCAGTCGGCCGAGAATGTGAAGGTTCTTTCTAGCAATGACGACATCACCGAGATGATAGACCTTATCGTTCGGTCGAACGACTTCATTCCAACGCTTAACCATCTCCTCGTCCATTTCTTCGGCGCTCGCAAACGGCCGAAGAGGCGATCCATCGGATCGCTTAAATGTCGTGCAGCACTTCTCATGGCCGAAGTGTGTATCGCTGATAAGGAAATGTTCAGGCACATTTACCTCCATCATGGACCACAAAAACCGCCCGCCTAGCAGCAGCCTCTCCCTTGGGAGAGACATCCAAAGCTTCACTAAGCACAGAGCTCTCTTTGAGCTTCTTTTTTTTGGGCTGCATCATTGAGATAGTGTGGTCCTTGTTCTTGATGTAGACCGATGTGTTTGAGTCACATAGGTCAATGATCAGAACGTAGGCGTCACCCTTAACATGCTTGAGTTCAATGTCAGGTTTCATTATTGTCTCCAGAGCTATTGGCTGTCGCAGGGCCGATGTTTTGCAGGATGATCGCGCCAACGGTGTTCGGGCTCGCGGCGTTGAGATAGCGGCGAAACTCCGTCTCCGCGTCGCGCGCTTCCTCGTTCTTTCGCTTGGAAAATCGGTTGGCGTCTCGGGCGATGCTCTCGGCTTCCTCGCGATCATAGAGGCCCGCGCCAAACAGCAGCGTGCAATAGCCTGCGCTGGCGCTCCGCCAGTACGCGCCGTGCTCATACGACCAGATCACATACTTGCCGTCGAACATCACTTAGCCTCCGGCGCTGGCGCCTGTTTCGTGTCCGCTTGCTCGTAGGCATCGAGGGCTGCGCGCGCTTTCTTTTGCATGAGCATCCACAAATCGACGGCGTCGATGCCATCACCGCA